TTTCATTCTCCTGTAAATAGTAAGACTATTGGTAAACAAGTGAATTTCAAAAATACAACTTGTTATACATCAATGCCCATCAAAATCACACCTCTGGAGGCAGCATTTAGATGAACTCATTTGCAGTAGGAGTAATTGTAGAACACAAAAACTTTATTGGAGAAGTCCGATTTGTTTGTGATGATTATATGAGTGTCTGCACCTCTGTGGGAGTTCATCGTGCTGCGGATATATGCGTGATTGTGTATAAAAAGGATTGGAGTAATGTAAATCTCTTCAAGGAAAGTGCAAAATAAGAACTCTGGGGGCCTTCAAAGTGTCCCTATAGTGTAAGCACCGAAAACAAATGGACGACTTTGATGACATTTCAATTGAAGAGTTCTCTTCTTTTGATTTTGTAGAGGAGATGAACGAATCTATCGAACAAGATGAAAAGTTCGATGTCAATGATTATCTCAACTCAAACATTGATTACTAATGGTAAATCCTGACACTTTCAATTTCACTGGTGATGCCGTAACCTATTTGGGGTTTGTCGGTGTTATCTCCACACTGATTATTCTTGTAACTGCATTCACACGTTTCTACAAATCACCTCTCAACAAGTAAATGACCGACACTGTAAATGTTCTGCCTCATCTCAAAGAACTTCGTGCTGATTGGAGGAAGCAAAACTTCAACTTCACAAAGGAGCAAAAAGAAAAGTATGAACTTTTGACTCTTGCCCGATACGAAAGAATACGTTTCTTCAAAGAAAATGATCTCGTAGCAAAAGGACCAAAAGTTTCACCTACCGAGGAGGTGATTGAAGACGAAGAGTATTGATTAAAAAACCAGTTTGAGAAGTGTCCACCTTCCTGCCTTTTTGGTAGGAAGGTGCTTTATGGTATAAATATATCAAAGGTTCTCCACACTGCTAAAATGAAGTCTTTTCCTGAATTTTGTAAAGAAGCATACGATGCTGAGTTTAGGTCTGGGGCACAAGTAATTCGTACTGGTGAAGGTGGACGTGTCGGTAGGGAGAGAAAGAAAACTCCTGCCGAAATACGTAGAGTATCTCAAAAAACTGATGCACAAGGAGAAAGATTACCAACAAGTTATCCTCCGTTGAGAGCAGATGCTGGAACTAAAAGAGGTTCACAATCTCAGGAACCTACTCAAGAACGTGGAAGTGCTGCTGTAAGAGAAAGAGCAGCAGCAGCAGCAAAAGAAGAACGTAGAAAGTTAGCAAAGGAAAGAGCAGCAGCAAAAAGTGGTGGAGAAAAACCAAAAGCAAAACCAAAAGATTTGATAAAACAAGCATCAAAACTTTTATCAAAGAAACCTGCTGAAGTAGATAAGAGACCCGCAGATCAACCAAAAAGACCCGTTGTTGGTATGAGCAGAAAAGAAAGATCGCAGATTACAAGAAAAGGTCAAGAGAAACTTGAGAAACTTGTAAGGCAATCTGAAGCACAAAAACAAGGAAAAAAACCAGAAGATGTTAAACTCAAGAACGACTATAGAACCTGGTAACTCTTATTCTGGGGCCTTCAAAGTGTCCCTATAATGTACCAAACAAATCAAGGTTATGCTCAACGCTAACGATTTTCTTTCGACCAAAGTCTCTGCACAAATCAACAAAGAGCAGAGCACAGATCCCTATTCAAATTCTTCTTTCAAATCTCTCAAAAATCTTTCTTCTAAAAAGAAGGGCAAATACTTTGAGCACATTTATCAAGAGTATATGGAGTCTAAAGGTTCTGTTGTAGAGAAACCACGGAACTCTGATCATGATCGTATTACTGACGGTCGCAAAAAAGAAATTAAGGGTTCTTTTCTCTGGGGCGTTGGCACTCACTTTCGCTGGCAACAAATTCGCCCTGATCAAGACTATAACGATGTAGTTTTTATTGCAGTTTATCCTGATCGCCTAGAAATATATGAGGCAGATAAAGAAACTGTACGTTCTGCTGTTGAAGTTCAAGACAAAAATGGCAATTGGGTGTATAATCAACATGGAGGAAAACGTGTCAATTCTGGTGCATTCTTTCTAGATGGATTTCCTTCCGATTTTGTATGGATGAAGCAAGTATGATAGCAAACATTGATTGTATAGACTACCTAAAAACTATTGATGATAATAGTGTGGATTTGGTTCTTACCGATCCACCCTATTTTATTGGTTTTGATGGTGGTAAGGGATGGGATTCTCAATGGAAATCAGAAGATGAATACTTATCTTGGTGTTCATTGTGGACGCAAGAATGTATTCGAGTTCTGAAACCAAACAGAATGTTAATTGTCTGGGGAACACTCAAAACAGAGTCTTTCTTGAAATATAAATTACAAACTAACACAGATTCCCGCATCACACCACAGAATGAGATCATCTGGAGTTATAACTGGGGAGGACGTGCCAAGAATAACTTTGCCCGTAAACATGAGTATGCTTTCTGTTGGTCAAAGGGAGAAACATTCCTATTCAATGATGATGATGTGCGAGTAGAAAGAAAAGTCAAAAAGAATCTCCGCACAGGCAAAGACTATGAGCAGGGTACAATTCCAACTTGTATTTGGGAAAAAAATAATCACACAACTTCTAAGGATTACATTGGATGGCATCCGACTACCAAAAATCTTGAAGTATTAGAAAAACTGATTCGTGCATATACGAATCCAGGTGATACTGTGCTCGATTGTTTTATGGGTTCTGGATCCACTGCCATTGCAGCAAATCGTTGCAATAGAGAATATACTGGTACAGAACTTGATGTTGAATATTATACCAAAATACAAGAAAGAATCCGATTAGAAAATCCACTTGAGGTTTGATAAAATCTTGAAAACAATTGTGTGGGGGCCTTCAAAGTGTCCCTATAGTATAACCACTCCAAAATTATGAAAACTGTGAAAGTTCCGATCACAACTCTGGAGACTCTGATTGAGAGTCTTGCAGATGCGATTAATGTGTGCTATAATGTAGATTCCAAATCCAAACGTAGTGAACTATCTTATCCTTATGCGACAGGATATAGTCGTTCGGCAATGCTCAGTATTCAGGAGCAACTTAAGAATCTGAAAGAATCTGCCAAATAAGAACTCTGGGCAGCAACAGTAAGTCTTGGCGGATTAGTTGCGTAAGTCCCACATTTGTGTTATAAATACTAATAGTCAACGCCAAGACTTACGATGAAAGAATACTACACTTACGCTTATTTGCGTGAAGATAGAACACCCTACTATGTTGGTAAGGGGAAAGGAAATAGAATAAACGATTATCATTCCAAGTTTGTAAAAGTTCCACCTAAAGAAAGAAGATTATGCTTAAAGCAAAATCTAACTGAAGAACAGGCATTTAGACACGAAATCTATATGATTGCTGTATTGGGTAGAAAGGATTTGGGAACTGGTATTTTAATCAACAGAACATTTGGAGGAGATAATCCTCCTAGAAATGATACTGGTGGATGGAACAAAGGATTAAAAATGAACTTTTCTCCAGAAAGAGCAAATAAAATATCAGAAGCATTAAAGGGAAAATCAAAATCCGAAAGTCACCGAAAAAACTTAAGTGAAAGTAGAAAAGGAATAGAACCTTGGAATAAAGGTAAGAGTAGATTTGCTTCAGAAGAAGATAAAATTCAACAAAAAAGAGAGTATAATAGGATACGATCTGCCCGATTGAGAGCAGAACAGAAACAAACTCTGGGGGCCTTGAAAGTGTCCCTATAATATGAGCACAACTTTGATGAACATTGAACTGAGACCCCATCAAATTCGTGGTGTTGATGCTATGTCCAAGCACAACAAAGGTCAACTTATAAAACCAACTGGGGCAGGGAAAACTCTTACTATGATTGCTGATGCACTCAAAGAGTTTGCTAAAGAAACTCCACAGACCATTGTTGTTGTTTCTCCTAGAATACTTTTGAGCGAGCAGTTATCCAGTGAGTTTCTGGAGTTCATCGTTGATGCTGCTGTGTTGCATGTGCATTCAGGAGAGACAACTCACTTCAACACAACCAAACCACTTGATATTCGCAACTGGGTGGATACTCATAACTCACGTCACAAGTTGGTATTCACAACCTATAACTCTCTTCAACGTTTGGTTGATGCCGAGATTGATGTGGATACGATATACTTTGACGAGGCACACAATTCCGTCAAACGCAACTTTTTCCCTGCAACAGAGCACTTCTCCGCAAATGCAAATCGTTGCTACTTCTTTACTGCAACTCGTAAGACTTCAGTCACTCCCTCTAAATCAGGAATGAACGATGTGGATGTCTATGGTAACATCATCTGTCGTGTTTCTGCACCTGAACTTGTCAAGGGTGGATACATTGTTGCTCCCAAAATTATAGCAAAAAGATTCCAAGTTATGGATGGCAAACAAATCACTGCTGAATGTGATAGTAGCAATCTATTGGAAACTCTTGACGAGATTGATTGCAAGAAGATTCTAGTTTGTGTGAAGTCTGCAAAGCAACTTATCAATCTGGTATCACAAACTGATTGTATCACTAAACTACAATCTCGTGGATACTCTTACCTTTATATCACCTCCAAGACAGGAGCAGTAGTTGATGGTAAAAAAGTGGATCGTGAGGTATTCTTTGATACTCTCAATGCTTGGGGTAAGGATACCACCAAGAAGTTTGTTTGTCTTCACAGGAGTATATTATCGGAAGGAATCAACGTCAGTGAATTAGAGGTAGTCGTTTTTCTTCGCAATATGGATGTGATTGAACTTACTCAAACTATTGGTCGTGTGCTACGCAAGGGAGGCAAAGATAAGGTCTGGGGTCTATGTGTTGTCCCAGTATATTCCAAAGTGGGTATAGCAACCGAGAGAGCACTTCAGAATGTTGTTGATGCTGTGTTTGAACGTGGTGAGTTATTGGATTCGGTTGTGAGGAGGTGAGACTCAATGAGACCCCAGTCCACCACTGGGATCAAAACCTAATTTTTTGATGATTCTACCCCAAGGGTGTGATAGGTCATTCATCACAAACGAAAACACCGATTTTTTGGAAAGTAACACAAATGAATGAAGGATTCTTGATTGATAAGGGTGTGTATGCAGCAGTACCTTTCGGGGGGCAACTTATGATACTACACGATGGGCAACAGTTGAAGTTATGTAAAACTGAAAGTTCAGCAAGGAAATATATTGATTCTTTGAGAAAGGGTAAGAGTGTCGCAGAATTACCCATATAATAATAACTCTGGGGGCCTTCAAAGTGTTTCTATAATGTAATAACTCAATTCAGATGACCACTTCACATTTTATAGATCATCTGGAAACAGGTGTTGATTGGAATAAAGTTTTCGGTGTTGTTGATTCTCTTTACTCTGATAAAGGATTCTCTTCCAATGCTGATAACTTTGCTCGTGCTACTTGTGTAGAAAAAGCACTTGCTAAGTTTTCTGGTATTGTTCGTGTAGATCAGAATGGATATGATTTCGTGTGGGATAATGGTAGTGGAGAACTGAAGAAAGTTGAATTGAAGATGGGGCAAAACCTATTCTACAAACGCAAAGATGTCAATGCCACAAAGAAGTTTAAGGTTAAATCTTTTCTATCCGAAACCAAAACTGTAGAGGATTTCAAGAAAGTTTCTACCTATGATTACTTGTTGGTGATTGATCTTTCTGCTCGTCGTGTATGTATTGTGGAAGATGAAGTTGCTCGTTCATTGTATCAAGAAGGTGCAGATGGTGCAATGATTGAATTGAAACTTGGTGAATATTATCAGTGTGATATTGGTGAAGTCAATGCTATTGCACCTTCACTTACACTTTCTGAGCAAATCAAGCAAGCAATCGACAACTACCTTGACTTCTAATATAACATTCTGGGGGCCTTCAAAGTGTCCCTATAGTATGAAGAACACACACCTAGAACACCCAGAAGATGAGATTCTCACAGGTGACCTATCTGTGCTGAATTGGTTCACTGCAAAATCAAAGATTACCGTCAAAATTGATGGTGCTCCTGCAATAGTTTTTGGTACAAACCCAGAGAACGGTAAGTTCTTCGTGGGCACCAAGAGTGTATTCAATAAAGTCAAGATCAAAATCAACTATTCCGTAGAAGATATTCTTCGTAATCACGGCAATAATGTTCGTGTCTCAGAGATTCTGATTGCTTGCTTTCACAATCTACCACGAATCTCTGGTATTATTCAGGG